CCCTAACCATCAATCTCCCGCCACCCCGGCAACATATCACCCCACGAAAGGAGGGCAACACCATGAAAAACCAAGAAATCATCGACCGCCTCCGGGAAAAAACCCGCCTCAAGCACTACGCGCTCAGCACAGAAAAAACCTACGTCGGCTGGGCCAGGCGCTTCATCGCATTCCATGCCGAGCGCCTCAAGGCAGGCAAGGCCGAAACCGGCGCCCTTGAGGTCACCGCCTTCCTTTCGTGGCTTGCCACCCAGCGGCGTGTCAGCGCCTCCACCCAGAACCAGGCCATGAACGCCCTTGTCTTTCTCTACGGCGAGGTGCTCGGCATCCCCCTCGGCGACATCAACGCCATCCGCGCCAAGCGCAGCCGCCGTCTCCCCGCCGTCTTCACCCGGGCGGAGGTCAATCTCGTCCTCGACCAACTCAAAGACGCCCCCTGGCTCATGGCCTCGCTCCTCTACGGTTCCGGCCTGCGCCTCTCCGAAGTCCTGCGCCTGCGTGTCAAAGACATCGACTTCGACTGCCGCACCCTCACCGTCCGTTGCGGCAAGGGCGACAAAGACCGCACCACCTGCCTCCCCGGCTCACTGGTCCTGGCGCTGCAGTTGCACCTCGAGCATGTCCGGCAGATACATACCAGAGACACCGCAGCCGGCGTCGGCGCCAGTATGGACGAAGCTCTCGCCCGCAAGTATCCCCAGGCCCCGCACCAGTGGGGCTGGCAGGATGTCTTTCCCGCCTCCGCTCCCACCGCATGGGACCGCGAAGGCGTCCCCGGCGCACTCCGGCGCCACCACCTGCACCCCTCCGCCCTGCAAAAAGCCGTCGGTGCCGCCATCCGCCGCGCCGGGATCGCCAAGCACGCCGGGTGCCACACTTTCCGCCACTCCTTTGCCACGCACCTCCTGGAGAGCGGCACCGACATCCGCACACTGCAAGAACTCCTCGGCCATGCTGACGTGCGCACCACGCAGATCTACACCCACGTCGGCACCCTCGGTGCCGGGATCCGCTCCCCCCTCGACATGGTGGCCTAAATGACCGACCCCGTTCAAATCCAGCGCCTCCACGAAGTCGCCGAACCCGGCGACAAGGCAAAAATCGCCATCGCCAGCACCGTCACCAGCCCGCTCGATGCCCGCCCGGCCAGCGCGTAAGGATGCCCATGGATATCACCGCCCTCCTCGATCTCGTCACCAACGCCACCGACCGCGAAGAACTCGCCTGTGCTGTCAGTGCCCACGTCCAGGCGATGAGTGCCGTCAACAAAGGAGGCGGCAAAAGCGCCATCGACGACCTCAACGCCGCCCGCCAGCTCCGCGACGACACCGCCGAGCGCCTCGCCGGCCGCTATGCCCCGCACCTGGTCGCGACCGTCAAGCCCGCCGCCGGGGAACGCTTCAAGGACCGCAAGCAGGCCTGGGACTGGCTGCGCTCCGAAGGGTACATCGTCAGCAAAGACAAGTTTTACGGCGACTGCGCCAACGGCAAGCCCCGCGTCCATCCCGATCGCGGCGTCAGCCGTTTCGAGGTCATGGAATACGCGCACTCCCTGCGCGGTGCTCTGGTTTCCCCGCCCAAAAACACCGAAGAGCGCGACGACGCCGACACCCGCAAAGCCATCGCCGACGCCGACAAGGCCGAGATCCAGCGCGACGCCATGCAGCGCGAGCTCGACGCCGCCTGGATCCGCCGCGAAGAGGCCGAAGAAGAGACCTGCGTCTGGGTCTCGCGCCTGCGCGATGCCGTCACCTACCACCTCGGAAAGAGCCTCCTGAATCTCATCTATGCCAGCGGCGGCCAGGCCGACCGCCGCGCCGAAGTGCAAAACATCCTCGATGCCGCCCTCGCCAGCGCCTGCAACGAGATCGCCGAAAGCAGCGAAATCACCGTGGAGATTGAATAAGTGCTCCTGACCCCCACCCTCAAGCCCCTGGCGCCCTTCGCCCACCTCTCCGGCCGCACCGTCACCACGCGCCCGAGCCGCGCCCTGCGGCGGCGCATGCGAACGCCCGAGACGCTGACGATCAGCCAGTGGGCCGAGAAGCACCGCCGCGTCACCGAGATCGACGCCAAGCCCGGCAAGTGGCGGCCCGAACTCGTGCCGCACGCCGCCCCGATCATGGACGACATCGGCAAGCCCTGGGTGCGCCAAGTCTGGATCTGCCTCCCCGAGCGCGGCGCCAAGACCCAGATCCTCCTCAACACCGTCTGCTGGGGGATCGATCAGGGCGCACAGGCCGGCAACATCTTCTGGCTCATGCCGACCGAAGCCGACGCCCGCAAAGCCATGGGCGAGCGCGTCATCCCCGTCTTCCGCGCCAACGACGACAACAACCGCCCCGGCCGCATCGCCCGCTATTTAAGCCACGCCGCCGACGACACCAGCCGCGGGGCCATCCGCTTCAATCACGGGATCCGCCTCTTCCCCGCCTGGGCCAACTCCCCCGGCTCCATGGCCTCCTATTTCGGACGCATCAACATCGCCGACGAATGCGACAAATTCCCCGAGCGCACCAGCGAGGGGACCGACCCGATCACCCTCTTTCTCAAGCGCGCCCGCGACGACCGCCACCGCAGCAAATACGTCTTTGCCTCCACCCCGGCCGGACGCTTCATTGCCAAAGGCACCGCCAACTGTCAGCAGGTCAAGACCTGGGCGCTGCGCTGCCCCGATTGCGGCGAGATCGTCACCCCCGGCGAAGAGCACCTCATCATCCCCGAGGGGACCACCATCGACGACTGCGCCCACGCCGAGCTGCACGTCTCCTGCCCCGCCTGCGGAAGCCTGTGGGACGAAGAAGCCCGCGCCGTCGCCTACCATGGCGGCCGGCCGCTGATCCTCAAGGGCGCCGACACCCCCCGGTCCGACTCCATCGGCTGGCAGAATCCCGCCTGGATTTTTCCCAACATCCCCCTGGCCGAGATCGCCGCCGCCCTGTTGCGCGCCCGCAGCGGCGACCTGGCCGCCAAGATCGCCTGGGCCAACGGCTACCGGCTCGAGGATTACGCCGCCGAGGTCACCAGCGACCGCAGCAAAGAGCATCTCCTCGCCTATCGCTCCGAGCTCCCGCGCGGCCTCGCCCCGAGCAAGACCGCCCGCATTGCCCTGATTGCCGACACACAGCAGGATCATTTTTACTACCAGCTCTGGTGCTACGGCTACCAGCCCAAAATCGCCATGCACATGGCACAGCACGGCATCGTCCAGACTTTTGCCGACCTCGAGCACTTCCTCGGCGAATATCTCGACTCCGTCGACGGCCACAAGATCCCCGTCGCCATCGGCCTCATCGACTCCGGCGGCACCAAACGCGGCTGGCAGAAGCACAGCCGCACCGTCGAGGTCTATCAGTGGACCGCCGCCAATCGCAAGATGGTCCCGATCAAGGGCGTTTTCGGCAGCAACGGCACGCCCATTACCTACAAGACCATCGAAGTCTGGCCGGGCACGACCAAGAAAATCCCCGGCGGGCTGGTCCGCGCCAATCTGCAGGTCGATCTCTTCAAGGACGAGCTCGCCCGCCTCTTGGCCATCCATCCCGACGACCCCGGGGCCTTGAGTTTCCACAGCGAGATCGACGTCAATTTCTCCGGCCACTTCTGCGCCGAGGTCAAGGACGAAAACGGCGACTGGCAGCACGACAAAAAGCGCGGCCGCAATGACTACTGGGACTGCGCCGTCTACGCCGTCGCCCTGCGCGAAATATTGAAGACCCGCATCGGCAAAGAACCGCAACCGGAAGCCGCAAAGAAAAAAACCTTCACGCAGAGCAAGGGGGCCACGCTTGAGTAAATCAAACCGCATCGCGCCGCACATCACCTTCTCGGACATCGAGACCTATAAGCGCGAGATTTTGAGCAGCACCGTGCTGATCAAAATCCCGGACGCGGCCGCCATACTCTCCGTCAGTGAGGATACCGTCATCCGCCGCATCAAGGATGGCCGCCTCACCGCCCACAACGAGCACGCCGCCATCGTTGACGGCTCGATGCGGGTCAGTCAGGGGACGCGCATCCTCGCCGCCGACCTGCAGGCCTATGTCCGCTCAATCCGGATTGATAAAAGTTTGTGGTAGCAAGCCAAGACAGACCTCCGAGGTTTTAAAAACCTCGGAGGTCTGACCCTCCTCAAGCATTTTCCACCGCACAGCCCCGCACAGCCCCGCACAGCCCTGCAGACAACCCCCGCCATCCGTGAAAAAATACTGGCCATCATCGAGGAGTTGATATGGCCGGGTACACGCTCGCACAAGCCGAAACAAAATTAGATCAATACCTGGCGGCCGAAGAAGCGGTCCTGACCGGGCAATCCTTCGAGATTGACACCGGTGGCGTGCGCCGCAAATTCACCGGCGCCGATCTCTCCGCCGTCCAGGCCGGGGTCACCCTCTGGCAATCCCGTATCCTTTCGCTCACCCGCGCGGCGTCCGGCGGCGGGCTCAAGGTTCGCGAGGTGATTCCGCGATGAGCCGCCTGCCGAACTCCGTCAAAATCAACGGCCAAAACGTCGAAGTCCCCCTCACGGTCGCCGACCGCCTGATCAACTATTTCAGCCCCGCCGCCGGTGCCGCCCGCTTTCAGCAGCGCGCCCGCATGGCGATCAACTCCGGCGCCTACACCTCAGCCGACAAGAGCCGCCGGGCCAACCAGCGCGGCCGGGTGCGCGAACTCGACGCCGACAGCGCCATCATCCCCGATCTCGTCAGTCTCCGCGAAGAGTCGCAGCATATGCTGCGCAACTCGCCGATTGCCGGTGCCGCCATCGCCACCAACGTCACCAAGGTCGTCGGCACCGGCCTCAAGGTCAAGAGCCAGGTCGACCGCGACACGCTCAACCTCGAAGAAGCCGCCGCCGACGAATGGGAGCGCAAGGCCGAGCGGGAGTTTCGCCTCGCCACCGAAAGCCGCGAAATCGACTGCGGTCGCCGTCTGAACTTCGCCATGATCCAGGCCGTCGCCTTTCTCAAGACCCTCGAAGACGGCGACCTCCTCGTCAACCTGCCGCGTTTTGCCCGTCCCGGCTCCCCCTACAAACTCAAGCTGCAGATGATCGAGGCGGCCCGCGTCAACAACAAACACCGCGCCGCCGACACCGCCACCCTTTGCGCCGGCGTCAAAAAAGATGAGCACGGCGCGCCGGAAGCGTACCAGGTCAGCAGCCGCCACCCCGGCAACTACCGCACCGCCCGCCCGCAGGAGATGACCTGGACCGAGCTCAAGGCTTTTGACGGCCGAGGCAATCCCCTTTGTCTGCACCTCATCGACCCGACCCGGCCCGACCAGACCCGGGGCGTCCCCTACCTGGCGCCGGTGGTCGAGCTCATCAAGCAGCTCGGGCGCTACACCGACGCCGAAGTCATGGCCGCGGTCGTCTCCGGCATGATGGCGGTTTTTGTCACCACCGAAAGCGGCGAACCCGCCCTCGGCGCCGACACCACCGACAATCCCGACAGCACCGCGTATGACGCCTACGACACCACCGGCATGGAGCTCGGCTACGGTTCGGTCATCGGCCTCACCCCCGACGCTAAGATCAGCACCGTCACCCCGGGCCGCCCCAATGTCGCTTTCGACCCTTTTGTCACCGCCATCCTCCGCCAGATCGGCGCCCGGCTCGAAATTCCCTTCGAGCTTCTCACCAAGCATTTCACTTCCAGCTACAGCGCCGCCCGCGCCGCTCTCGAAGAAGCCGCCGATTATTTCCTGCGCCGCCGCGCCTGGTTGGTCGAGATGCTCTGCCAGCCGGTCTACGAGGCCGTTATCACCGAAGCCATCGCCAGCGGCCGCCTGCAGGCCCCCGGCTTTTTTGCCGATCCGCTGGTGCGCAAAGCCTGGCTGGGGACGCAGTGGACCGGCGACGCCTTTGCCCAGCTCGACCCCCTGAAAGAGATCAACGCCGCCGCCAAGCGGGTTGAACTCACCATCAGCACCCTGGACGAAGAATCGCGGCGCTTCTCCGGCACCCCCTGGGAAGACAAACTCCCGCAGATTCTCAAAGAGCGCGCCATTTTAAAAGCGAACGGCATCAGCATCACCACTCTGGAGCAGGTCGCCAGCGAGGATCCGGATGCCTTGAATGAAGGAGACCGACCATGAAACAGATCCATATCTCCGGCGTCATCGGCTGGGACGAATCCGCCCGTCCGGCCGATCTCCGCGCCGCCCTCAAGGCAGCAGCCGGCGACGATGTTGAAATTGTCGTCTCCTCCCCCGGCGGGTACGTCTCCGACGGCATCGAGATGTTCAACCTCATCCGCAACTACCCCGGGCACACCACCGCCCGCCTCTCCGGCTACGCCATGAGCATGGCCAGCTACATTCCCCTGGCCGCCAATAAGGTGCTGGCCGAAGACAACGCCATCTACATGATCCACAACGCCCGCGGCATCGCCTGGGGCGACCACATCGAAATCGGCAAGTACGGCGAAACCCTCAAGGGGATGAGCCGGCTGCTTGCCCGCGCTTACGTCAAGCGCACCGGCAAGAGTGACAAAGAGATCGAGCAGATGATGGACGCCGAAACCTACTTCTTCGGCCAGGACATGGTCGAGCACGGCTTTGTCGACGAAATCATTGCCACCGGCGAAGAGACCGACCGCGACTCCTCGGTCGCCGTCGCCTTCTCCGCGTATCAAGCCTGCCGCGCCACCATGCAGACCAATCAAGACGCGACCGCCTCCGACCTGCAACGGGCCGCCGCGATCTTCAGCGCCACTGGGAATCATCCCGAAAAACGAAAGGAAATGATTATGACTCTCGAACAGTTGAGGGCGAATCATCCCGACTTGGTTACGGCGATTGCTGCCGAAGCCGCCACCGGGATGATCACCGCCGAAGCCCACGCCTCCGCCGTCGCCGCCGCCCGCCTCGAAGGCGCCGCCTGTGAGCAGCAGCGCATCAATGCCGTGCG